CCCCTCCTCCACCCCCAACCACTGAATATTTCCGAAAATCTGAAGAAACTGCCCTTAATAAAAAGAAAGACAGGTAAGGCGTTAGCGGTGGGATGGGTTCCTGAACCGCCAAAAACAAAGGCTCGCAGCAATGCAGGCCTTTGTTTCTTTGACTCCTGTTTACTCCCATAGGCGCAACCACCTCTAGATGTCACGTCTGGCAGCTAATCAAGCAAGCTACTTTTTCTTCGGCTTATTTGGTGGAGGTATTGTCTCCACGGTTGTTGTTTTCGGCCGGCGTTTTGCTTCTTCGACCGGTATGAACTGCCCATTCCCTGAATCTCTCCCACGTTTGTTCGCTGGCATTTGACGCTCCTATTAACAGTGGCTGTGGTTTTCTTCAACCACAGTCACTGAGCGTAGACCACGTACACCATCACTGAAGACTTAGAACAATCCACCTAGGTCTGCTGGCTTCCAGTTCATGATCACCAGTTCACCACTAATCTCAGCCCTCCCTTGCCGCTGATTCGTAGTGGTGTATCGGATATCCAAGGTCTCGAAGTGGAAGCCTTCGAACACGCGCCGGATATCCGGGTGGTCGTTGATGCTGACCATCACCTTACCTTTGCAACGCCGCATGAAGTCGGCCATCCGCTCGTAATTCTCAAACGGAAAGTCCACACCATAGCCGGCGGTTTGCCAGTAAGGCGGGTCCATGTAGTGGAAGGTGTGGGCACGGTCGTAGCGTTCCGCACATTCAAGCCAGGGCAGGTTTTCAACGTAGGTGCCAGACAGGCGCTGCCAGGCGGCCGAGAGGTTTTCCTCGATCCGCAGCAGGTTGATGGCCGGGGCCGTGGTTCGTGTGCCGAAGGACTGCTCTGTGACCTTGCCAGCAAAAGCATGGTGCTGCAGGTAGAAAAATCGTGCGGCGCGCTGGATGTCGGTGAGGGTTTCGGGGCGGGTCATCTTCTGCCACTCGAACACCTGCCGCGAGCTCAGCGCCCATTTGAATTGGCGCACGAACTCTTCCAGGTGGTTCTGCACGACGCGGTACAGCGTCACCAGGTCGCCGTTGATGTCGTTGAGGACTTCCACGGGCGCGGCCTGGGGTCGCATGAAGTACAGCGCAGCACCGCCGGCAAAGACTTCGACGTAGCATTCGTGAGGCGGAAAAAGTGGGATGAGGCGGTCGGCCAGGCGGCGTTTGCCGCCCATCCAAGGGATGATGGGTGTAGACATAAAAAGCAAGACCTTTACTGTATGGATGAACAGGTGCTAGGCTCGCCGCGCTTTGTGCACGAAGCGAGAGCCTTGGCTGGACTTGCAGGGACAATCTGCAGGGACGGCGGCCGGGTTGGATGTTGACGCATCCACCCCGGCCGCTCTTTTTTACTTCGGTGTTGAGACTTCTTTGGCGTATGCCTGACACGCCGCCAGCGCGATCAATCCTTGGTCGCCGTCACCGGTGATAGCGACAATTCGCTGAGCATGCGCTGGGTCAAGTTCGGCTCGCGCGCCTCCATGAACCACGCTGCCGGCGCTGGCAGCGGCTGGCAACCCGTTACCGCTCGAGCATCCGGGACCGGTGGCGAGTAGGACTGACAACCGGACATCAGCAGTGGCAAGGCGATCAGACAGGCGTTGCTGGCCTTTTTTTGCATCGGACAGTTCCTTGTAATGGGTGTCATCATTGGTTTTTAGCTTCGCCTCAAGGGCCAGGCGCTTGCCCTGCTCAACCTCCAAGGCCGCCAGCGCGGCATTAGCGCGAGCCTCGGCACTCTCGGCAGAGAGCATCGCCTGATTCGCCTGTAGCTTCCCGTAACGCCATTTCTGAACCTGCCAAGCACCAGCAGCAGAGACACCGGCAACCAACAGCAGCACCAGGGCTACCGCCCACGGGCGCACCGGCGCGGGGATCAGATCGAGGACGGACATAGCACCCCCTTGGCCGCCGCCCAAAACTCACGGCGCTCGACCTGGCCGTTGGTGCCGCCATTGATCACCCGCGTAATGCGGTCGAACAGGCCGGCGTCGGCCAACTCGTTAAGCCCTCGATCCCACCAGTACCAAGCTGCCGACAGTGCGGCGAACTCCGGCTGTTCCAGCAGCTCGGGCTGTTCCAGCAGCGGCAACCCCAGGGCCTTGCCGCACAGCCGGTAGGTGTCCCGGCCGGTGATGCCGATTCCGCCCCGGGCGCGGTAGCGATAGCCATCGCCCGAGGCCTCAGGACCGTTACCGTTACGACCGCCATACACGCGGTTGCCCAGCTTTTCTGAGTTGCGCAAGTAGCCCTTGGCGTCCTCGATCTCGGCCGGATCTACAAGGCCGTTGTGATTCAGGTCAAAGCCATACTTGAACATCCGAGCGACCCGCTCGGCGTCTTTGTAGTAGAGGCTTTCCGACAACGCCCTGAGCTGACCCGACTCATGCCCCACCTGGGCGAGAAAGGCCGCCTGGCGCACCGGCGACGAGATGTCGAAACGCGCCATGGCTCGATTGAGCGCCAGCACAAAAACGCCCGCGACTGGGCGGGCGTTGGGGAGGATTTGCAGCAACTGCTGCTGAGTGATGGGCATACAAACTCCAGACATAAAAAAACCGCACTCAGGCGGCGATGGGATGCGTTACAGCTTCTCGACGCTCACAACCTTGAGCGGCTTCGTTTCTTTCTTTTTCTTGCCTTTGGATTTGCCTTGCTTGCCGGCATTGCACTCGACGGTGGTCGACCAGCCGGCTTGGGTGAACACCTGCTCGACCGAATCCGCCAAGTACTCGCCATCGAGGCCGACCTTGAACCCCTGGGCATTAATGGGCCGCTCGGCAAAGATGTCCGTCCGGCCGGGCATCTCAAGACGAACGTCAGCGGTCGAGCGATTGAACGCCGCCAAACGCGCCTTGGCGGCCGACTCGGCGGCGGTCTTGTTCGGGTAGATATGCCGGTCGGTATGCACCGCCGGCAAGCCAGCCGGGGCGTCGTCGTTGTTCACTGTGACGACCGCCAGCTTGCCGTCCTTCTTGTTCTGGTGCTTGGTCGCCACGGCCTTGTGCGAGTTGCGGTCGCCCAAACTGAACTGCCAGCGACTGAGGTCGCTACGCGTCAGGGTGATCGCGCCGAACGCTTTGCCGCTGGCGGTCTGGCCGCCTTGACGCGGCATCACCAACAGCTTGCCGTCAGCGACCTTGGCCGTGCAGTCGTACTGCTTGGCCAGGCGCGTGATGAAATTAAAATCGGACTCGCTGAGCTGATCCACCCGGGCGACCTTTGTCGTCACTGGGCACACCGGCTGCCAGCCATTACGCGCGGCGACGTCGGCCACGATCTTCGACAGCGGCACGTCCTCCCAGCTTCCGCTGCGGATGGTCTTGCCACTGCCGCGCATGTCGCTGGCCTTGCCCTTGATCACGATGGTGTCCGGCGGACCCGACACCTCGACCGTGTCCACGGTGTAACGCCCCAGACGCGCCAGAGACGTTTCGGCATAGCCCAGGTAAACCTCGATAGAGCTGCCACGCCGAGGCAACTGCACCTGGCCGTCACGGTCATCAATGCGCAACTCAAACTCGTCGGAGTCCATGCCCGGTTTGTCAGAGGTGCGCAGCAACAACAGCCGATCATTGATCAGCGCCGTGACATCGGCGCCATCGGCAACGATTCGAAAAGTGGGAGTCATGGATTTTGTCCAAAAAAAAGCCCGCACAAGGCGGGTCAGAAAACAAAGTGTCGTTACGCGTAACGCAACGGGCCGCCGGCGGCGGTGCCGTCCGTGGTCAATCCCACAAGCTAATCCCCTCCTTGGTCGGGCTGGGCAGATCCGGCAACACGATCACCACCCCAGTGCGGTAGGGTTGGGGCTCGTCCGCCAGCCCCTGATTGGCATCCAGCACCGCCTCGGTGGTGCCGTTCAGATGGCCATAAACGTTGTGGCAGATGACATCGAGCATGTCCCCGTCAGACGTTCTGCATGTCGTCGCCATAGCGCGCAAACTCCAGTGTGAACCCTTGTTTACGGGGAATCCCGCCGTGCAACAGCGCGCCCTGCTCCTCGTTGATATTCTTCAGGCACCAAGTCCCCATCACCTCGCCATAGCCCGTGGTCAGGGTCAGCGGCTGAAGCCTGGCGCCAATGCTGCGCAGCGTGTCGAGCTGCTTTAGACCACCCTTGAAGTCCGGGTAAATCGTGCCTTTGAGCGTTAGCTTCTCCTCCCCCATCCCTATGGCTTGCTGCGCCGGGCGGCGCGTCAGCCGCTCCTGCGAGGCCCAGCGGAACTCGGTCGAGCGGCTCAGCTCGTCGAAAGCCGCCGTGTCCAGATTGAAAAAGTAGGGCTGCAACTTGGGGTCACGAGGCTGGATGATCATCAGATGCGGAAACGGCTTCACCGCCTCCGGCGCTGGCGTAGCATCCACGGCAAAGGAGCTGGTGGGCACGATGTTGGCCAGCGACGGGCTGACCTTGCCGGCGATGTTGTTGATCGCCGTCGCCGCCTTGCCCGCCTGCTCCTTCAGCGTGCCCAACCGTTCCTGTACTTCAGTGGCCGCCCGGGTCGCACGGCCGTACACCGCCACCACTTGGCCGACCTTGGCCTGGGCGGCGTCTACGCCGCGCATCACCCGCTGAAGCTTGGCGCCGATAGCCGGCCCCACAAACGGGATGTTTTCCAGCTCGGACGCAGCACCAGTGATTTCGCTGATCGCACCGTTGACCGGCCCCAGCATGCCGTCCGCACTGCGCCGGCCAGCTTCCCCTGCTTCCACCAGGTACTTGAGGCCCGATTGCAACTGCTCCATATAAGCCATGCGGCCTCCTTAAACGTGGGGTTCGTCGTACAGCTTGGCGGCGTTCTGTTTCGCGGCATCCGCCATCATCCGTTGCATGTGCGGCATCAGGTCCTGGGCCAAGCGTTGCGGGTCTTTGACATCCCCTTGCACCGTGACCGGCATACTCAGCGAGTATTGAAACTGCTGATCCACTTTGGCCGGCACAGGTTTCTCTGGCTCTTTGGGCTGGATCACCACGGCCGCCGGCTTGGCCGGCGCCTGAACCGCCAATGAGCGAGCGACATCGCCCAACACTGGCCCTTGCGGGGCCGTTGCTTGAGCCATCAGCAACGCGCCGGAACCGTTCGCCCCATTCAGCGGCTGGGTCAAGGCGGCCAAGCTGGGGACCGCCGGACCAGGGCGCGGCGCCATCAATAACGGCGTGATCGGTGCTGCCGGCTTTTCTTCGGGCTTGTCATCTTTACCACCAAACAGCGACTTACCCAGGGAGCCGCCTAACGCCTCGCCGCCCTGACTGCCGAGATAGGCGCCAACCAATCCGCCGATGGCGGTGCCGATAATCGGCACTACCGAGCCAATGGCCGCCCCTGCCGCCGCGCCGGCCATGGTGCCGGCCAGGTTACCGGCGGCCGCGCCATAACCCTCGGCCTTTTCGTCCTGGGTCTTGGCCGTCTGGTAAGTTTCGAATGCCATGGCGCCGGCATCCATCAGCGAACCACCGGGGATCATCTTGGCGGCTTTGCCGATTTTGCCAACCGCTTGCACCACCCCGCCGAGCCTGGCCATCGCACCGCTTGGAACCGGCACCGGTGGAATCGGCGGTCGTGGTACGGGCACCGGCGGCCGCGGTACAGGCGGGCGTGACCGACGACGCGAAGGATTACGTCTTGCACCGCGACCACGGCGGCACGTTTCACCAGGGCCTTCAGCGGCGCTCCCCATGGCCCCCGCATTGACGACGAACACCTTCTTGACGCCGTCGTCACCCGATCCTGCCTCACCGTCCTC